CTCCCATCCTTCTCTGAGTTTGGCAGATAAATTACGGGGGTCAGCCTGACCGTTGGTAGAAACTCTAATCCATCTATAAGCGAAACCAGCTTGAACGTCTGGTTTAGGCAACAGTTCTGGTGGCTTCCATGCTTCAACCCTCATACTTTGTTGTCTAGTGCTTACTTCTCTTGGTACTCTTTGTTCAGCCATTTTGGGACTCCAATTTTTGTTGTGCGAGAGCATACTGCTCAGGGGTTAGATTTAACTTTTTTGCTAGTTGAATTTGCCGTGGCGATAATTTGACTCTTTTTGGAGAAGTCGATCTAGTCGCTGGCGCAACCACTGTGCTAGGTTTGCTCGGTTTTACAGAGTTTTTGGTCTCTGTGCTCGAAGAGTATTTGGTCTCTTCGCTATCCTGAAATTTTTCAGGAAAACGCTTACGCACTTCAGTATCTATAGTTGACCAGTAATGTTCAGAGCCTATTGGGACTCCTTCCCTTTCCAGCCTTCTATGAATGCCGTGAGCTAAATAGCTCATGTCATCATCAACCCCGTACCACTGGTTTTTGTCCAGCCAAGATTGGGTTTTTGAGTCCAATCTTTGAGGTTGTGATTGCATTTTTACATCAGATTCTTCGTTTTGTAAAGTGTCTTCTGTAAATTCAGGTTTGTATTGGTCAAGTTGCTGAGATTTAAACTTTACTTCTGTCAGCTTTTCTTGTGCCTCTACTAAACGATCTGAGTCACCAGAATCGTAGGCGTTTTTGTATTCCTGTTTTGCTTTCTCCAGCTCATAACTGATGTTTTGCTTAACATTGGATACCAAGGATTTCTCGCCTTCCGACAATCTTCCTTTTAAACGCTTGTTTTCCTCAATAATAGACCGAGCCAAATTAAGGGCGTCTTGCTGATCCTTTAAAGCTGCGTCTTTTGCCCTGCGCTCATCGTGCATAAGTTTCTTAAGCTGCAATAAGCGCTGTTTTGCCTCTTTTGAGTACGACTCTAGATCGTCTTTTTCTATCTCATCCGCAATATCCTTGGGGATTGGAGCAGAATTTATCTTATCCTCTTCAGGAACATCGTCCACTACCTCAATTTCCAGCTCATCTTCCTCAAGCTGGTCTTGTGCGGCAGTTTCTTCTATTTCATCGGGGAATTTAAATTCGTCTTTTTCAAATTGAGCCATGATTTCTCCTTAAACTCTGGTTATTCCACGTGGATCTTGGACTATTCCTTCTACGGAATCGTCATTGATGATCCTAAATTCACGTCCGTGGATCTTTAATCTGGTGCCAGAGTTTGGTCTGGCTAGAATAAAGTCACCGACTTTGCACCATGGACCCGTAGGGAAACGGGATGGGTCTTTATAGCAATCTGGACCCATTTTTACGACAAAAAACACTGTTGATAAGACTTCTTCGTAGTGCATAGTAGAGTCGGCTTTGACGATTCCACTGTCATACTTCTCATCAATCTCAGGAATGGCTACCAAAAGTCGGTATCCTGAGGGCTCTGGCAGCGCTTTTGCCTTTTCTTCGTTACTTGCTTCGAAGTTTACTGCTCCTACTATCATTGGCTTATCGGGATTTGAGCCGATAAGGATAGTTGATTCACTCATCCGAGTTCTCCATGCGTTGTTTGAGGTCTACGATTACTGAACAAGCGGATTCGAGACCTCGAAGCTGTCCGCAAGCGTACTTGTATTCCTCATAAGACTGGCAGTTACCAGCAGAGATCGCCTGTTTGAGAAGATCCATGCGTTCTTGGTACTCGCCTATGAGGTAATCCAAATTTCTATCCATTACGATTTATCCTTTTTTGAAGGTTGCTGTGGTTTTTGAGAGTCAGCAATAGCTTTACCTATTTGAAAACCCTCTTTCATACGCTCAAGCTCAATTTCTTGTTTGTCTTTAGCGATTTTTGCCCCAATTTGAGCGCCAGCAATACGCTCCTGGGAGGCAATTCGTTCCTGCTCAATCCGCAGTTGGTCTGCTTTGGCAGCTGCATCCATGACATCCTTCTGTTTTTTGCGTAATTCCTCAGCTTCTTTGAGCTTGAGTTCTTGCGCTTGCATCTGGATGACTGGATCTTGGGCTGCTTGCATTGCTTGTTGGGCAGCAATTTCGGTTTGGTTGCGATTAAGCAACACATCGGAAGCCTGAGCTGCCAGCATCGAGATCTGAACTTCCATATCTCGTGGGATATTTTGCTCATCATCTTCTGGATTGGGCAATGGCATGCCAATGATTTGCTCCATTTGACGGCGATATGCAAAGGCTAAGTGCTCTTGAATATGCGCCATGGCAGCTGCTCCAATTGCTTGGGCATTTGGGTTTTGACCCATCAGCGCTGCAATCTTTGGGTCCTTGATCGCATTCATGTGAACTTGAATATGGGCCTGATGATCCTGATACATAAAGGCTTTGACAGGCTTCATGTTCAAAAGGTTCATATTTTCGGTGATTGGATCTTCTGGTGTGCGGTCTTCCTCGATGGGAACTAGCTTCTTAGCGTTCTTGATTCCCAGAACATCTAACATTTGGCGGTGCAACTGGGGCAAATTGTAAATTTGTGGGCTTTGCTGAGCTAACTGCAAGACGGCTTGGTACTGAACAACCTTCTGGCTCATGGTTGCTGCGTTGGGATCGGAGACTGGGAATACATCCACATCGTCATAGTCCGACTGTTTAGCAAAACGAGTACCAACGTCTGGTGTGTAGCTGTAGTCTGGTGGGGTGTAATCCCGAATAATGTCTCTTAACAGCTGCAACTCTTGCTTCATCGAGTAATGCACACGGGCTTGTACCGCAGACATAACTTTTAGGGTGCGCTCCAAAATAGCCAGAGTCGTACCTACTGGGGTGTTGGCTGACATATCGGAGATCTTTAGATCCGCTGCCGAGGCAAAACGGCGTCCTTCATCTACGATGGTTCCAAGCAGACTGTATAAAACTTGGCTGGGTTCTTTGTATGGAAGTGGGAGAATGTTGTCTTTAAGAACGCCAGAGGGAACGTCTACGTCTCTAAACTCACCTGGGGCAATTGGGGTATCGTCTCCCTTAACTCGCAAGCCACGGGTCTTAAAGCCACCTGGCAAATTGCTAAGGGTTCCAGCATCCACGAGCTGCCGAATAATAGAAGTACCAGACTTAGCAAAAGCACCGACAAGGTGAATAAGCCCAAAACAATAAAAACCAAAGCCTGGCACATATCCATAATGGACGAAATGGTTTCTCTTTTGATGAGTCTCATCTTCAGGTCTCCAGTTTCTACGAATGGACAGTACGGTTTGCGTACCTTTTTCAATGGTCACAATATAAGGCAGTGCAATCCCTGTTTCTGCATCGTCTTCGTCTTTATGCTCAAAGCCTGGCAAATCTAAATTGACTTGGATTTCTAAGAGTTTGTATCGATCATCCGAGGTGGCGGTAAAGCCCATTTTCTCGGCAATCTTCTTCTCGACTTCGTCAAACGATAAAACGGGCTTACCCAGATCAATGTCACGGTAAAAACCGCCAACTTGTAATTTGCGCAGCTCGTTCTCGGTCTTGCGCATGACGTGGGTTACACGCTCTGCACTGCGTAAATCCGAGGCGCCATAAGGAACAATCAGGTCTTCAGCGGGAACAAACAATGAAACTTGGCGCTCTATATTGGGATCGTAGTACACCTTTTTAAAGGCGTTACCTGACAGACCAAGACCCCAGCACATACGCTCATGCTCAGGTCTAAACTCTGGCATCTTTTCCATGATCTGGTAGTTCATGTCTTTTTGAACCCGATCAGCGGATGCCATCTTTTCTGGGGTTTCACGCCCAATTACAGCGGTCTTTACAGGACCAGCTGGGGGCAGGGTCTCCATTACGGTTTCGGCTTGGAACTTGACTAAGGCTTCGGACATTAATGGGTGGTAGACACCGCATGCCCCTTCCCATGGTTCAGAGCGTTCTTCAATCTTTAAGCCTAGGAGCTCTAATCCGTCTACGTAGGTTTGCATCCAATCTTTACGGCTGGCAAGGTCTGCATCAATATCGCCAATTAAATCACCAGCGATTTCGCTTAGCTGACCATCATCCATGTACTCGGCAAGATTGGCATCAAAATCATCGGAGCTCTCTGGTCTTTTTTCCAGAACGATTTCCATCCCATCAATGCCGATGGAGACGGACTCTGGGTCCTCAATCTCGATTTCAATAGGCTCTTGGTTTTGGTCAATAGCGGCTAAACCTTGTGGAGCTGCATAAAGTGACTTTTCAATTGACATAGTAATTCCTTAGTAATACGCTACTTTGCGTTTAAAATATACCTGCTCATCTGGCTCATCCGTTTGCAACCGAATGAACCCGCCTTTTCTAAATCGTATTAATGCTTGTGTGGCTGAGTCCACCAAGTCATCGTGGTCTGAGTTTGGAAATGCAGCCATCTCTTCTATCACCTCTTCTGCCCAGCGTTTTCTTGGCGCCCATATTCTTCCAGAAGCAAATAAGTCCGCCACAGAATTAATACGGGTAATCTTATCATTACCCCTTACTGGCGTAAACTCTTGCACAGGGATTCCCATGGAACGAAGTTCATAAATTAACGGTGCTCCTGATGCCTTGGCCTCTACTATAAACGCATCGGGCTCAAATTCACGGTACATTTCCATGGCTCTGCTCTTTAATTCTGGAAACTCTAGCCGTTCTTTTAGGGCGTCTAACAAAATAATGTGGGCATCGTTTTTGTTTTCGTCTTTATAAAACACACCCCAGGTTGTACACGCCGAGTAGTCTGAGCGTTCATTCTTAGTAAAGGCTGTATCCCAAGACTGGATAATAAACTCGCAGGGTGGAGGACTATCGCC